ATCTGCGCCGGAGTTGCTTCATAGAAAACATATTCGTTAACCATGTTTGGACTACCTAAGGTTCCTGAAATTGCCGAGGCACCCTCAATCCTTACGCGATATGTTCTATTTGGAGCAGTACCTTCGACACCGTAATAAATTCTTTGTACTGAGTTATCGGCACACGACCACATGATTTTAGGTAAGTTAGGAGTAGTTGCATTTAAATTAGTATATAAAGCTGACCCAGATCCAAATGTCACATAATGATTAGTACCCACATAGATAGTACTATATGATGTTCCAAGATATGTAATACTAAACGGTAATGCTAATGTCCAGTATCCGTCATCATTGGTACCAGATGTTGGAGTTGTTGAACTTGCAAGGCTACCGGCACCGAGTAATGTGTTAGTGATAGTTGTTACTGTAGCTGAAGCAGTATGAGAATCAGTAACTACTGTTAGCGACATTGCTGTTGCAAAAGATGGGTTACTTACTCCTGATACATTAATTACTGAAAGGAATCTAACAGTGTATACTTCAGTATTTGGTAAGTTAACTAATGTTTGTTGTAGATTAATCTCAATAGTTCCGCCGTTGGTTGTTGATTGTTCTATAGCGGTAAATCTATAAACTTCAGCAGCACTTGCATTAGTAATAACAATTTCACCAGCAAGTGACATACTTCCAGAGACTGCATCAATTGCAACATTATGAATCAAATTTAGATCAGCAGGACCTTGTATTGTAAGTTCATAGGTACTACTAGGTTGAGACAAATCAATAAAAAATGCCTGTTGTCCTTGCTGAGACCATGTGCCTGGCTTTGTTAATATGCTGCCACCCGGCGCAGTGTATGGACCAACAGTGGTAATCCTATTTCCATAATTCTCAAAACCTGCTAGGGTAGCAAGACGTTCGTTAGCAGTACATATACCACTGTAGCCCGTATAAGTAGGTGATCCTACATTAGGAGTATATCGGGTGCCTCTATAGGTAACTGCGGTAATATCACCGAATGTCCAGTCGCTAGGGAAAATGCTTTGACCCCAACTGTTGTTAACAATGGTTGGATTCTTTCTTCCTGTAGCATTATTAATAGTTTTATTTCTATGGAATGCTCTTATGTAATCAAACACATAACTAAAGTTTCCAGGATTACCTGTATCGTAGAATAAGTTATAGATATTAGCACTACGGGCCCAACCCTGAGTATTTCCTGCAACTGTTCCTGCAACGTGTGTTGAATGATCACCGGTGTCGTATGTGTATGTACCGTTTGATCCATTACCTATTTCTGCATTATGTTGATACCAATTATATTGCTGTGTTCGAGTGCCGCCGGTACCATCTGCATTAACAGCATACTCTGGATGATTCCATACTATACCATTTAAGTCACAAATTACAACATCAACATTACGACCAGTCTGTGTAAGATTAATGGTTCCTGTTTGATTAGGAGTACCAGTACCGTTTCCTTGATACCCCGTCCCACCCCAATTGGATCGTTGAACTCCCTCTGTGCAACGTAACAGTCCCCAGTTCTTCATTGCTGATAAAGTAGATGACGATTTATCCCAGTTAGTTGATGTTTGAGTAACAGTTGTACCAGCACTAATTCCGAGATAGTAAGGTGCTAGTGTTACTGATTGAACTCGAGGGTCGGTCTTTAACGATTCGGCTTCCCAGTCAGCTAGCAAATAATGAGTGTTTCTACTAGTAGTCCTGCGATGTAGACAATCAATACTGCGTGTTAATTCTAAATTTGGAGGCGTTTTACCTTGAGTTTCTAAATCGTCGTAAATAGATTCTAAGTCTTGAAAATCATGTACAGAAACAATATATTCTTTTTTTCTAAGGTAATCTGAAATAGACATATTACGCCTCTACTTGCAAGATAGTTAACGTAACAGTAACTACAGATGTACCACCACTCTTATTAGTAACTGCTAATGCAATTACTGACGTTGGTAATGCTTCGTCATTGAACCCAAATACTCCTGGTGACATAATTATAGTTGCTGCTCCGGTTGTAATAACTTCAGCAATTACTCCTGCACCAGGTAACGGATCAACCCCTTCAGCTCTAGAACTATCGGCACTCCGGGCAGCAGTGTTTGTATAAATTCTAACCCAGGCTGCAACACTGGTTTGTATTTTATATAAAACGTATCCTTTTGCTCCAGCAATTGAAATATTACTAGTTGCACCATTGGCAATAGATGCGGTAGTTTCTGAAACTGCTGTGCGTGATAATAGTCCACTACCCCCTCCACTAGTCGTCCAACTTAGTGTACCTGTCCCGTTAGTTGAAAGTACTTGTCCTGATGTGCCGTCTGCCGCTGGCAATGTCCAAGTAACATTAGCTGCTACTATTGTAGGTGCTTTGAATGCAACATAGTTTGAGCTATCAGCATCTGCAAATCTTAAACTATTTTGTCCAAGTATCTTTACATTTCCTATTAGATTAACGTTACCGCCTGATGTTAGTGTAGTAGATCTTACAAGTTGACTTGTGCTGACTGTATAACTTGTACCAGTTGTTGGAGTTCCTGTAGCACTTTGATTTAATGTATAAATTCCAGCACCACCGTTAACACCGGAAACAAACGCAATAACGTATGTGCCAGCCGTTACTGAGCCGCCACTTAGGGCCATTCCTGTCAATATAGTACCTGCCGCCACATTACTAACAGTCATAGTTGTAGTAGTAATAGTAGATGTAAATGTTGCTGAATTCACAGCAGTAATTGTTGTGCCAAATACTGTTGTACCACCGCTAATAATACTTCCTACAATTAAAGACCCGCCAGTTACTGTGCCATTTATAGTTAGTTTTGTACCGGCAGCTAAGATAGTTGCGCCAGAGCTAATAATAGCATTGGTTGCGGTGACTGTTCCTGTTCCAGTTAAATTTAAATCAGTACTACTATAATTTTGTATGTTGTTAGATCTTAATGCACCGCCCGCTGTGATCTCAACACGAGTGGCAGTAGTAGTACCATTATTGGTAATAAAAGCAAATCTAGTTGGCACATTGCCAGTAACCGGTGATCCTTCAGCAACTGCTGAGATTTGGGCACCAGCAACTGCGTTAGTTCCGTCGTGCCCTAAAAATAAAATATCACCTAGTCTGTCACTTCCAACAACTGCGGTTGGTATTAATCCAGTGCCTCGAGTTCTGTAAAATGTAAAATTAACAGCATCTGCAGTTTCATGGTGTTGTGAGAATGTAAACCCTGCACCAGCCGCTGCAGAATACGTATTTCTAGTAATAGATATGTTACCGTCAATTAAGTTATCATTTCTGCCAAAACTAACAAGAGTGGCTGAACTAATGTTTAGTTGTCCAGTTTTACTAAAGTTACCGTCCTGATCAATAGTTAAGTTACCGTGTAGGACAATATCACCAGCACCACCCGGATCAATGTTGATATTAGTACCAGTTGCTGATGTAATATCAAATCCGTTAACATCTAAGGCGCCACCTAATTGAGGACTAGTATCTTCTACAATGTTGCTAAGACCGCTGCCACTAATGATATTCCCACCGACAGTTGTACCGTCACCAATATATAATCTTTTAGTATCAGTTGTATAAATTAGTTCGCCTGTGCCGGGAGTAATAGTTAATCTTCCACCTGCCCCTGAACCGTCAACGCCTCTTCTAATCTGTAATGCCATTATATTCTCCTAAACCTTTAAAATGATCCCAAGTCAAGCGTAAATCCTGACGGTGATGCGAATGTGCCAAAATCTAAACTTCCCTCACCACCGGACGCAGTTGAGTTTATAGTGACTTCACCTAATCCATTAGTTGGACTAATTGATATGTTTGTTCCTGCAATAATTTTGCTAACGCCACCTGCGCCACCTGAAACTGATCCTGGGCTCCATAAGCCTGTAGTACTATTCCAAACAAGTGCTTGTCCATTTGTCGGAGCTCTGCTGCCCGTAGTTTCTACATCTGCTAGAACACTTATACTTGATGTTGTATAAACTCCACTAGTTACAGTACTTGCATTTCCTACGACATTACCATAGTGTGTACCGTATGAATTGCCGTTTATTGTGCCAAGTACATCACCAGTGTGCAAGCCGTTAGTATTGCCAGTTACGTTACCTGTTACATTACCGGTTACATTACCATTGTGAGTTCCG